AAGAGTATCATTCAATATCATTTAGTATCATCTTTTCAAAATTATCAAGTGCATTTCCATATATGCGAATAGTATGTATTCTGCTATATTTTATATCCTCTGCTATCTCATCAAGAGTCATACCATTTATATAATAATCAATAAGTACGCTTTTAAATCTATTATCGGATAAACGATTTATTTTTTCTCTGACTTCTCTTTTCAAATCAACCAACTTATCAACTTCTTCATCAATTTCATTACACATATCGATTATTTTATCAATAGTTTTTTGTGCATTGTCAGAACAAGAAGTTTTAACTTTTTCACCAAACTGTACAGACTTTAAGCAAGTCATTTGCTTTTCAAGTTCAGACTTTTCTTTTATTTTTGCATTTATAAATCCATCAAGATTTCTTATACGCATAAGATATTCTTTCGCCGTCATTCCAGTCACTCCTTAACTCCAAATACTTATTCAAGTACCAAATTGCTTTTTCAATATCCTCGTCACCGTTCTTGTTCTTATGCCTGTAAAGATACTTGAAAGCGTTGCAAATACAGAAGTTCTGCACTGCCTCTTTGCCTTGGGTTTCAAGCATTACCTCTATGCACTCAAACTTGCCAGTATAATGCGTAGGGTGATTTACATTATCGTTGTCGTTCATTCTGATTTCTCCTTAATCTATATGCCTTTGTATTTCTTCAATTCTGATATAAATTCCTGGCTGTTCAGCCCAAAACTTTTCGATAACCTCCGAACATACCAAAGCGTCATCTTTCCAAAAAACTGATTTTGTCATACAGTCTTTAAGCATCTTTTGAAGATTATCTGTATCAGGCTTTATTATACGATATTCTCCATTCTTGTGATTGCCTTTCGGAAATAACCACTTTACAATTAGCTGTAAACCGCCTTCAAAAGGCTTCTGAGGTCTGTGTGGATAAAGTCCTGATAAGATTTTCGATTTAGCCTCTTTAAGCTCTGGTGAGTCATAAAACATAGGCTTACCATTCCTTATCGTGACTTTATGTTCTTGAGCTGTTACTGTTGGAGGTATCATTGGCATAAAAAATTCAATCATAATAATTCCCACTTTATTTTTATCTCGTCCTAAAATCCATTCTGGTGTAGTTTTTAATGATTTTGCTAAAATTTCTAATTTATCAAGAGGGATATTTTTAATTCCACCTGTTTCATAGCGTTGCAATGTTGATTTGCTCATATTTGTAAGGTCAGCTAATTGTTGAAAACTTAATCCTAAAGATTTTCTTCTACTTTTTATGCGTTCCATAATCTCTTTCATTCTGCTTACTCGCTTTCATCTTCATAATTTTCACCTTGCCACATACCTGTTTTGGAATCATAGAAAATATAACCATTTACTGCAAGCTTGTCGAATACATAATTAATTAATCCCGGTCTTTGAGAAATCCATTTAAAAACTTCATCGTTTTTATAACTATATTTTTCGCCCGGCAAAGTTCGCCTAAGCGGAGGCATTTCTTTTGCAATGATTAACCTTTTGTCTTTAGACTTCGCTTTAACTCTTGCCATTATTTCAACACCCTTTAATTCCGCTCTCGAATTTTTAATAAATTCAATATGGTTTTATAGTATTCTGATTATGTTTATTGCTATTTTACACTAAAAGTATGTACCAATAACTCTAATTTTCAGCATATAAAAACCGCACACCATATCAAGAGTGTGCGGCATAAACTAATACTATTTTTTTCTGTCCAATAGATAATAAAATCTTCTACGGATTTTCCAATACAAGTACTTTCCACAAGGGATATTTCTTTTTATAGACAGATATTCGTATGTAACATTTTCATTTGTTATTGCTTCAAGCATAATCGGATATATTATTTCAGTATTATCTCCGTATATCTCAATGATAGCTTGATGTAATGTCAACTCGAGCAAATCACAATTCTTTCTGTACTGTACAAAAAGTTCTTTCGTCTTCGGTTTCTGCCAATCCCAATATTGTAGACACCAGTTATATAATTCTCTGTATCTGTATTTTGATATGTTGTCAAGCTTTAAATCTCTGTGCTTAGGCACGGCAGGCACCTCCATACTCCGCTCTCTTTTTCTTGTTTCTAATCTTCAACCTCTAATGATTGCTTTTTAGTTTCTGAACGCTCGATTTTGATTTTACCGCTTGCAGTTCTTGAAATCTTTGCTTTTACTCCATTCGCAATATGCAGCGAAGCAGAGTACATTTTCCAATACGCTACTTGTTCTACAATTTCACGCATAAGTTTTATACTTTCATCTGCAATAGGAATATAGCCATTCTCTGTACAATCAGGGCCGAATAGTTCATAAATAGTATCTGTAGCACGCTGTATTTGGCTTTGAATTTTTCGTTCTCTTTGAGCACCGTCACAATTACATTCTTCATTAAGTGAAGCCTGTCCGCAGAACGGACAAATGCCTTCAAAATTTATTTTTTTGTTTTCGTTATCATTCATTTTATTTTCCTCCGCTTAAATATTTTGTTATTACTTCAACCGCCTGAGCACAGCCAACACAAACTACAGCAACATAGCCTTGATTGTTTAACGCTTCAAGCCATTTGCTTTGATTGTCTGTTGCTTTATTTTTGCCTGCTTTCATCTCGATATATAGTCCATGATATTTCCCACGAGGAACTGGCAAACATATGTCTGGCACTCCTGATTTAACACCTTGCTTTTTTAAATTTGCAGCCTCTTGTTTATTTCTGCTTCCGCCATTTGGAATATGATGCATAAGCCGCAACTCTGGATATATCCCATATTGATATGATGCCCAACGGAATAAAGCTTCTTGCTCGGCGGCTTCGTGCTGTGTGTGACTTTTATGTAATTTTGCAGAACTTAAAAAGCCTATTGCTTTACAAGGCGAACCACAAGAAGAACATATACAGCCATCAGAAAACTTACTCTTGATTTCGTACATCGCTCTACAATTCACGCATTGTAATGCAATATTTTCTGTTTTTTCTTTGATGATTCTCTTAGTCAATTCTTTACTTGTTAATCGTCTAACCAATCTTTTACCTCCCATCGTGGTACTGTTTGTCCGTCTGTCTTATACATTATGACCGACATATACCAGTACCCATTATACTCATTGTATCTTGCATAGCATTTAACAAAGCGATACCCCTTATATTTCCGCTCCCAATATGCTGTATCGTCTAATCTTTCCCTTGCGATTCTTGCCAATCCACGAGTTGTAATTTTATTATCTTGAATCGTGACTTTTGGTTTCGCGAGATTTCTCGAGCAGACATAGCGTTTAGAACCTTGTGGGTCTTTAAGCATATATTTAGCAATAGCTTCAGGTCCAAACTTATTAGGCTGAAAACGGTCTGCGTTTGTTCGGATTCCATTTTGCCACATTGCTTCAAGTTCTTTTCTTGATATGCCACCAGTAAATATTACATGAAAGTGATAGTTATTACAGCCTTTCAATTCTCCTGTTTTGTATGTAACACATTCAATGACATATATGTACTTAAAAGGAGTTTCTAATTTTTTCTTTCGTCTAAGCAATTCTTCTCTTTGCTCCGCAAGGGCTTCTATTTCTGGCAACGCTTTCAAAGCTTCTTTAACTTTTGCTAATTCTTTCTGTCTTCGAGTTTTAAGTCTGCGGAAATAATTTGTTAAATCTTTACGAGCTTGCTTTTCATCTTGTGGAGCATTAGTTGGCTCGTAGGTTGGGTGCATAATTATATCATCTTCATCAAAATTTGCATTGATTAAGCGTATGAGCTTTTTCTCAGCTTGTTTTTTGTTGTATCTCTTCTGTTCCTCTGTAGATGGTTTAGCTTTTGGTGCTCTTGAGCTTACCCTCCTTCCATCATTCCAGACAGGAAAAGAATCTATCTCTAACAATCTGCCTGATTTTGTTTTTTGCTGTCTAATCATTTCAGTGTACTCCTTATATCGTCGATAAGATAATATACAATACAAGACCCCAATGGGCATTATGCCCGTATTATATTGACGAATTACCACTGCTATGATATAATTTAATTGCATTCAGCAAGTGGCTTATATGTCACTCTTAGCTCGTCCGCTCCGAACGGACGAGCTTTTTATTTTCCTATTTTTCTTGCAGTTCAAGGTATTTATTTAAGTACCAGACTGCTTTTGCAATATCTTCATTACCGTTCTTGTTCTTATGCCTGTAAAGGTATTTGAAGGCGTTGCAAATGCAGAAGTTCTGTACCGCTTCTTTTCCCTGAGTTTCGAGCATTACCTCTATGCACTCAAACTTTCCTGTTTCGTAATGCATAGGGTGATTTACATTATCGTTGTTATTCAACACTATTCCTCCTTATTCAGATATGATACTTGACTTGGACTTACAATAGTTACTGAATGAAGACTTTTATCCATAAGTTCCGCAGAAACATCAAGCTTACCATTCTTCATACGATAAATAATGCCAGAAATATAGGCATATTCCAACCTGTCACCATTCACTCGTTTAAATATAACTGGTTTTCTATTTACAAGTGCTTGTTTAAGTTCTTGACTTGTCATAATATCCTCCTATGAGTAATCCGAGAACGGTTTTTCCGCTCTCGGATTTTTTCTTTACCATGTTTCAATGATTATCTTTCCTGCTGACTGTCGAGTTTTCGGTTTAGCTGTTATACCTCGATAGTACCATTTTCCCCAAATCTTATTCTTTTGTGTTGGAGCTATTAAGTCTATGCCACGCTTTCCTTTATAATAGCGAGCCTTTATTACTTCTTCGTCTAAGCCACTTATTTTCGCCCATTCTTTTACTGTATGAACCTCATTGTGAATCTGGATTTTGATATTTCTAATGTCAACCGAAGCGAATAAGTCCGCTCCCGTTTTCCCTTTTTTATATCTTTCTCTTACAGTATCATATTTAAGACCTGATATTCTCAGCCACATTCTGACTGTATTTTTAGTTCCGTTTATTTCAATTTCTTCATCAAGCCAACTCATCACAATACCTCCAGCTTGTCCTCAAATGATTTTATAAGTATTTTGATTTTCTCACTACAAAACTTAGCCTCATCGGAAGATATATTATTAACAAACTCAATCATCGAATTAAATGCACCAATACAGTTTTTATAATAAGCTTTGAAAATTTCTTTGTTATCAGCATCAGAATGCTTGTTTTCGGTGCGTGCTTTTTCAACCTCATTTTGCAAACTACTAATTCGCTGATTGAAAGCATCTTTATCGGCTTGAAACTGTTGTTCGATTTTCAAATATTCTTTTTCAAAGTCTTCTTTTTGCTTTGCTTCTGCTTTTGTGTGTTCATCTTTAAGCTTGGTAACGCTTTCGGAGAGCCTTTCATTTTCTTTTTGAGCTGTACTAAGTTGCTTTTCAAGCTTTTCAGCTCGTTTTTTAGATTCTGTATCTTCTTGTATAGACACTTCAACCGGACGGCTTTCAAGTTCTTCTATTCGCTCATTTGCGTTATAAAGTTCAAGTGTTGTTTGCTCGTACTTGTTTTCAAGCTCATTATTACGTTTTTCAATTTCTTTAATTTTTGCTTGAAGTTCTCGATAACTAACATTGTTTACATCTACAACATCAACGATTTCATCTTGTTCAACATGAGACAAACTCGCAAGCAAGGATAATTTGCTTATTCCGATTTGTCCATACGTCTGGATTTTATCATCTGATAGATTTTCTACTATAGTTATGTATTTATAGGCATTACTGCGTTTCATGCCGACCATGTTCTCGCAATAATCTTCAAATGTTTCATAGCCAAAAGCAGTATAAGCTTTACCATCACGCATTTTTTTGAGTCCTTGACACATTTCGATGATGTTTTGCTGTGCAAGCTCGGCGGAAGCAATTATATGCTGATGTAATTTGCTTGCTTCAATATATTGCTTTGATAACACATCAGGCTGTTTTGATACAGACTGCATTTCTTTGATTTCGCTCATTCTTTAATTCCTCCAAAAAATCAGTATACCGTTTTTCAAAATCAATAATCTCATCTGGTTTTGAACAAGTGGCCTCATTTCTGTAGCCATGACACTGTATAATCTGATAATCATTGCTAACCTCGATTGTGAAATAAGGCATATCCGGCTCATCTTTTTTGCGTATGAATAAAATATTTGTTTTGCCATCAGCGTGACGCTGAACATAACCGCCAACACAGTGCTGCAACATCTTGCCTTCAAGTATTATTTCCGTTCCGCTTTCAGGGGCTTTCATAATAAGCTCATTTGTTTCAAATAATAATGGTTGTAATTGCTTAAAACGATTTTGTATCTGCTCTTCTTGATGCTTTTTAGCGAGGAAATTACTTTCTGCTAACACTCTGTCATGAGCAGCTTGTAAGTTTTTAGGCTTAATTTCTCCAATACCTCCAGGCAATTTACTTGCCATATAAAGATAGTCTTTCCATTGAGATAATCTTTGTATTGTCTTGGCATAGCTGAAAATTTGGTTCATGCTTAGATTCGTTAAATTTTTTATTTCTTCTATATAATCAATTCCAAATCTATAAATTATTTTTACAATTTCAGCTATGTTATCAGCATTAGGCATATTTTTTATAGCGTATTGATACACTTTTAATTCTTGTATATTGCATAATTTCACAAGGTTTATGTCTTGCTTTCTTATTCCAAGCATTTTAAGCAAATTATTGCTTTTCCATTTGATTATTTTTGAATTGCTCAATCCCAACACAATATCATTCGCAATGCCAAGGAAGCCTGCTTTTACGATATATTCAAGATTATTATGCTTAATATACTTGATTAGATATTCTATTTGTGTATATGCTCTACTCGAAAATGTTTCCATTTCACTATATTTTAAATCTGTTTCATATATCTGTTCAGGGGTTATTGCTATCGAATCTTCATAGCCTGTGTTTGTTATATAGCTCCATTGCGGCAAGCCTTTGTCTGTTTTTAAAGGATGCCAAATATTATGTCGCAAATTGCTATCGCAGGTCCAGTTAAATCTTTGCATATGATTTTTTTCAAATACATAGAGATATTGATTACTAAGATAATAATCAGGCTCAAACTCTTCATTGTAAAAAGATTGATAAGCTTTTATAACAAAAGCATATAGCCTTTGTTTGTAAGCTGTATAAACTATAAAGTGCCCTTTGTTTTCTAAAGTTTTATGACCTCGGCCAGCAGATTTTGCAACAACTTGCTTTCCGCAATATGGGCAAGTATATAATTGATTATGCTTCCATATAGTTGGAGTAGAGAAGGTACGCATATCTGATGAGTTTTTCTGCCATCGGTGACAGCTGGTACAGTAATATTTAATATTATTTTTTATGCGTTTATAAAAAGCGTACTGAGGAAATTCATTTGCTATGGCATCTTCTTGCTCTCTGCTGATTTTTGGCAAGTCTTCGAGCAAACTATTAGCATTAAGTATCATACTTCCACCTACCAATCAAGAAGGCTATCAAGTGATAGTGACAAGTTTTCTTTGTTAGGAGTAGGCTTTAATTCATATTCTGACATCAGAATTTTCATTTCAAACTTAATAACTGCCCCTGGAAAATAAAACTGAACGGCTTTGCTGTAAACTTCAAAATCTGAAACGGCATTGCCAAAATCTTTAGAAATCGTGATAAGACAATTAATAAAATCATCACCATCAATAACGGCTCTTGCAAATTCTTCTGATTGTTCACAAAATGCAATGAGTGCATTTGCAGTAGGTTCTGCAATAACTTTAGCCTTTTGACCAAGTTTTTTTGCTTCAAAAGACTTGATTTTTTGTTTTGCTTGTTCTAAAATAGAATTAGAATTTTTCATAAATCTTTTTGTTTCCGCTCTCGGAGTTGCAGCTCTGAGGGCGGATTTTTCTTTTATTTCTGACATTGTTATTTCTCCTTTTACTCATCGAATTTATAACTACATGGTTTGAATTTACTCATGTAAATACGATAATCTCGCTTATCAAATATCTTGTTTGCAAGTATCTCAAAGTCGTAGCGATTTCTGCAAATCTTATCAGCCTTAGCTGCCAGCTTATTCATCTTCTTTTCTAACTTTGTAGCTTTTTTCTTTGCAACTTTCTTTTTGATTTTTAAGCAAATATTCTTGCGAAAATATTTAAATTTACCCGTTTTTCTCGCCTCTTTTCAGTTTCTTATCGCAACATGGGCATATATAGCACTTAATGTTTTTAGTAAGTATGCTCACATTCCATTTGTTAGAACATTTTTTACATACCCTATATTTATAACCGTCATTTTTCATAATTTTGAAATTTCGCCTGTATATCTGTTTTTACCTTGCTTATCTAACATATTGCCAATGTATCTGCGTCCAGCAATATCTATTAGTGTTAGATAAGTGCTCCAAGCCTCGAGAGGATTGTCATATTCTTTGCTTGTACTTTTTACTGTCACTATGTATTTATTACTATCCTGGCAATATTGCATACTGATTCCACGCCATTTAGCTATTGTTACGCACATTTAAACTACTTCCTTTTGTCCATACGTCTGGATATTAACTGTCTATATTTGGTTTGCATTATTTAATCCAAGATATTCCTGAAATTCCTTTGGGTTTATGTAGTATGTATATCTACAACCACCGCCCATATTAGTTGCAAAACCAAAAGGCAACAAGTTTCTTTGCAAGCCTATTCTTACAAACTGTGGGCTCACGCCCATTATCTTTGCCGCCTCAGCTACGCTTATTCTTTTTGAAGACATAACCTCACCTCCTTTTATTAATTAAACAACCTATTGTTAGTGACAAATATTCTGAGATAACCAACAAAAAAAATATGACTTAAATTATGAAAAGGGTGTGGTTCAATTAACTCCATTAGGGAATACCTTTATTTCTGTTTGCCTGAACCCTTTACCCAATAAGAAACCAAATCCATAATCATCTCCAACATTTGCTCTGCGAAGTTGTCTATTATCTTAAAGAAATAGACGGCTATTATTTTACCTGTTATCAAAGAAGAAAGAGCAGAAACAATAACTACTAATAAGGTTGTTCCTAATATTTCTATTTTCCTCACCCCTCTCACTTTTCTTACTTGAGTGCATATTTTCCTCACAAACAATTATAAAAAGTATTGAATTTTATATATCCTTGCAGTAAAATTTCAATATAAATAATTGAAAGCGAGGTGCAACGCTATGAAACTGAATTACGATTGTGTCAGAGATGTTCTTTTAAAACTTGAAGAGATTTTAACTTGTGAATACTCTGACGGTACTATCTCTATTGAAAGTATGAACATTGACAATCTGTATCAGGCTTTATCTGATGATTATAGTGTAGAAGATATTTTTTACAGTGCTTATAATCTCGAGCAAGCAGGGTTCTTAGACGCTAATTTTTTATTTGGAGATGGGCGTATTGTTGATGGTGTAATTTTCAACATTACTTATTCAGGACATCAATTTTTACAACAAATTCGCCCTAAAACCGTTTGGGATAAGTCAAAATCTGTGTTTAAAAATATCGGTACAATATCTGTTGATATTATAAAATCAGTAACAAGTACAATTTTAACCGATACGATTAATCACTATATTCATCTTCCTGATTCATCAAATTCAACCTGATTTTGTAATAGGCAGCGTGAAGCTTTTAAGTTTCGCATTGCTTATTTCTTTTTATGCAAAATTTCTGATGTCAAAATTTTGACTATCTCGTTCTTGCACTTTTGCATTTCTACGTTATCTAATTGTATATTGTGCTTCTCAATGTAATAGGTAATAAGTCGTAAACCCATTTTATATTTAAGTATTTTCCATATAGCTAATATCAACAGAACTGTCAAAACGATAATTACCACTGTCTGCATTTCATCTCACCCCCTCTCATGTTCAAATCGTTTTGAAACATTTTATTGCTTTTCGAAAAGATATCGGAGTTCCAATTCTGGAAACAAGTTATCTTTTACTATAAAAGCTTCTTCTATACTAAAGCTACGTTCCTGAACTTTTGTACGAAATGTTGCTTCCGGCATATGAACTAATGCTGCCGCTGCGTTTATTGATATACCTTTTCTTTTTAAACATTCATTTAAATTGATATACATATAAATTCTCCTTTCGCTTTATTTTTTAGAATTTGAACGCTTTTTCGTTCTGTAAATATATTATATACTCATTTTCGTACAAAAACAAGTAGTTTTGTACGCATTTTCGGTTTTCTACTCTTTGCACAAAGACAAATTTAAAATTTATATATTTCGTACAAATTTAATATATTTATACGCATTTTCGTATATTTGTATTGATTTTATAAATTCTTTGTATTATAATTAAAATAAAGTGAGGTGGTAAAATGGGCTTCGGGAAATTATTAGAGGAAAAAATGAATAAAAAAGGCATAAAACAGGCTGAACTCGCTGAAGCTGTTGGAATACCTAAAACTACATTAAGTAGTATGATACTTCGAGATAATACCAAAATTGAA